GTTTGAGATATATGCAGATCAAATAAGGATATGGGCGTTAACAGAACTAGGAATAAGATTGATGCTGCCAAATGAATATGAGTAATTTCTATTATATAATAACAACTTGATTAATCAAATTTTTTCAAAATGAATACACACGGGGGTAAAAGAGCAGGTGCAGGTAGAAAGGCAAAAGCTGAGGAGCAAAAACTAATAGAGAATCTGACACCTATGAATGACATAGCGTTAGAATCACTAAAAAAAGGATTAGAAAAAAAAGAACAATGGGCAGTCAAATTATTCTTTGAATACTTTTATGGTAAACCACAGCAAAGGGTTGATGTTACAACTAATGATGATAGTATCAATATGCCTTTGATAAACTTTGTAAAAACTGAATCTTAACGAAAAATATAATCCTTTATTTGAATCTGATGCTCGTTATTTTATAATAACAGGGGGTAGAGGTTCTGGAAAGTCATTTGCTGTAACTGTGTTTCTTACGTTGCTTACAATGTCAAAGAACATACGCATATTGTTTACAAGATATACAATGGTATCAGCACACTTGTCTATTATTCCTGAGTTCTTAGAAAAGATAAGCCTACTTGGTTTTGACAATATCTTTAGCGTAAATAAATCGGAAGTAGTAAACTTAGGCAACAAATCAGACATACTGTTTAGGGGTATAAAGACATCAGCAGGTAATCAGACAGCAAGCCTAAAATCATTACAAGGTATAAGCTGCTGGGTGTTAGATGAAGCTGAGGAATTGGTTGATGAGGATATATTCGATACTATTGATTTAAGTATTAGAGAGAAAGATGTGCAGAACAGAATCATACTTATATTAAACCCAGTCACTAAAGAGCATTGGATATACAATAGATTCTTTCAAGACAAAGGCGTAGAAGCTGGTTTTAATGGCGTTAAAGACAATGTGTGCTACATACACAGTACATACCTAGACAACAAAGAAAACCTGTCAGACAGCTTTATACAGCGTGTAGAAACAATTAAGCATAGAAACTTTAAAAAATACCAACATAGAATACTTGGCTCTTGGCTTGATCGAGCAGATGGAGTGGTGTTTACTAATTGGACATTTGGAGAATTTAATCCTGATGGCTTACAAACATCTTGTGGTATGGACTTTGGTTTTAGCATTGATCCAGATAGCTTAACAGAAGTTGCTATTGATAAGTCAAAGCGTAAGCTGTATTTAAAAGAGCATATATATCAGAATGGATTAAAATCTAATCAACTTGCTGAGATTATATTAAGCAAAGTAGGTAATAAGTTAATCATTGCTGATTCGGCAGAGCCAAGATTGATTGCAGATTTAAAGCATTTAGGCGTAAACATAAAGCCAGTTAAAAAAGGAACTATTGAAAGTGGCGTAACAAGAATGCAAGATTATGAATTAGTAGTTAGTCCAGAATCAACAAACATAGCTAAAGAATTAAACAACTATGTGTACGCAGACAAAGGATCAAAACTCTATGTAGATAATTATAATCACGCTATTGATGGTGTAAGATACAATGTTATTTACCACTTAGATAATCCAAATGCAGGAAGGTATTTTGTACAGTAAACTAAATTATTAACTTTTCTATTATATATTGAGAGATGAAAGTAAAGATTAAGAAGAAGGGCAAAACAAAGCAGTTTAAATTAATTAGTAAATGGAGTGATGTCACTCTTGAAAAGTGGTTAAAGCTAATTGATTATAATAATGGCACAAAGAGTAGTGAAGCATTAAATACAATTGCAGAACTCTCTAATATTCCTAAGAAGCTAATAAAGGAATTAGAATTGAAAGATATAGCGGCAATTATGAGTGCTGTGTCAGAACTGCAAAAGAAACAAGATAGTTCTTTAAAAAAGATAATTGAAATAAAAGGTAAAAAATATGGGTTTCATCCTAATTTAGAGGAGATAACTCTTGGGGAGTGGAGTGACTTAGAGACAATGTTTACAAAAGGAATAGAAAACCATATGCCAGAAATAATGTCAATACTGTATAGACCTGTAACAGATGAAACAGCAAACGGAATTTATACTATTGCAGCATATGATGGCAATATTTCTATACGAGCCGAACAGATGAAAAAGATGTCAGCAGAACAAGTGCAAAGTGCATTGGTTTTTTTTTGGACTTTAGGGAACGAATTGTCAATGATTTTGCCATCATATTTGATGGATCGCATGAAGGAAATGAAACAGCAGTTGCAACAGAATCATTTGCTGAAAAATGGGGGTACTTCGGAATAATGTATAGATTGTGCAATGCAGATATTTCAAAACTAGAACAGATAACAAAACTTAACTTGTTAGAGGCGTTTACTTGGTTAAGTTATGAGACAGATTTAAACTCACAAAATAAAGTAAAACATGGCAGTCAACAATAAGACATACAATAACGTAACTAATACTTTAATTAGATTAGCACAGTATCATGATCAAATATCTACTGTTTCTGTTGGAGATATATTTGACATCAACTTAGAGAAAATGGAAAAGTTCCCATTATTACACATCAACCCAGTAAATGTAACAACAGGAGATTCTGAGTTAGTGTATAACTATCAGATATTCATTATGGATATGGTAAGTGAGAAAAGCGACTGGCAAACTAAACAGCATGCTGATTTGACTAAGTTAGTTGACATGAAAAATAATGAGCAAGAAGTATTTAACCAATGCCTAGAAATATGCACAGATTTTATTGGTATGCTTAGGCATAGTTCAAGACAATCATTAGAAGGAGTAAATGATATTAACAAGCCTTTATATTTTACACAAGACCAGTTTACAATAGAGCCATTTCAAGAACGGTTTGATAATCTTTGTTGCGGTTGGGTTTTTACAATAGGCGTTAAAGTTATGAATGACTTTAGTACTTGTAATATACCTGTTACAGATGCAGGTGCTGGGTACTAATGTTAAAGTTTAAAATATGGAAAATAGAGATACATATAATACCTCCAAAAATAACAATCAAGCTATGAGCTATGAAGATATAATAGAAAAGCTAGAATCTATTAGCATAAGATTTCAATCATATACTGACTACCCACAGTCAGCAACTAATAATGCAAAGCGTGCTAGAAAATGGAAAGAGGAGAATGGCAGTGATTGTGGAAGTCGTATTGGCTGGACAAGATCAGCTCAATTAGCAGACAGAAAACCAATAAGTAGAGATACAATAGCAAGAATGGCATCTTTTAAAAGACATCAACAAAATAAAGATGTGCCTTACTCTGAAGGTTGTGGCGGTTTAATGTGGGATGCTTGGGGTGGCACATCTGGCATTGAGTGGGCGATAAGAAAACTAAAACAAATAGACAGTCAATAATTAAATAAAAATGGAGATATTTGAATTAATAGAAAGATATGGAGTGACCTTAGTTTTGTTAGTGGGTTGTTTTTATGCTTTGTATCAATTCTTTTTTTTTAGTGTAAGAGAGGTAAAAAGCACTTTTGAAAAGCACCACGAGAAAAACGCTGATAATATGAGTGAAATAAAAGAGAAAATAAATAAAATATTAGAATTAATAAAAAATAAATAAATATGGCAGATTTAACGGTAACAATTAATGAGAGTGTAACAATCAATGGTGCTTTGAGAGGATCATCAAACGTGTTAACAATAACCAGTATTACAGACACTTTTGAAAGGGTAGTAACTTGCCCACACTCAAACACTACTACAATAGCAACATTTAACAGTAATGTTTATGGTAGTGCTGGTGCTTTAGATTTAGAAAATTGTAAGTACATTCGAGTAACTAATTTGAGTGATACAGCAAATATGGATATTGCAATCATAACAGAGAACACTAACTATCAGGTAGTTATGACAGCAGGTACATCACATTTATTGTGCCAAGCTGATACTGCTGCAATTGCTGAAGCTGACACTACTCCTAACTTTCCTACATTAGAGGACATAACAAGCATACAGGTTAGACCAAGAGATACAACTGATGTAGATGTTGAAATCTTTGTTGCCTCTGTGTAATGGTTATAGACAGAATAGAAA